CCCCAGGTTACGAACCATTCGCCAGCCAGTGCTCAACTCAACTGGTCTACTCTGGCAAAATTCCACCTGCTCCAACTCGTCTACAGTCGGTTCCACGGTCATGGCAAATCCTTTCGTGACAAACCACTCGCTCAATCCGGCTTGAAACCGCTGTTCATCTTCTGCTTCCATGAACACAACGCAATCATCACCATTATTCGCAAGTTCCAACTCAACACCGCGTTCCTTGGCATACACCCAGATGAGTGCACACATAATAATGCAGTTTCCTAAAGAGGTGTTGAGGTCACCCGAGCATCTAGTTCCTTCCATTGAGAACTTCACGGTACCATCCATCGCGCGAGCCAACCCCCTATTACGCAATTGCATCTTTAGCAACCACTGGAGTTCCTTGTTCCCGGGAAACAAGGCCTTGTAAAAAGAATGCTCGTACAGCAAAGCGGCCACACTGACGTGCATGTCAAACTTGGAGGCATCCAACCCGATCGCTACCGGTCGTCTGAATCGCTCCCACTTCTGAACTAACACGCTCGCTGCGTCATCAGCATTCAACCCCTTGATGACAGTAGCGTAAGTGCGGCCACCATAAGCTTTATTGATGGCACGGAAAAATTTGTGCTCGGCATGTTTAAGGTACTTACCTAACCGAAGGTTGTATCGAGGGCTACGCGGGTTGATGACCCGCGGCGCCTTCTCAACGTCCTGTTTCTCGAACTTAACAAACGCTGACAGATGAGAATCTATCTCTGTCAGAGCGTCTTTCTCTAGACTATAAAGTGCCTCTTGGTACACGCGCTTCTTCGGACCGCTATAAGTATCAACCACCTGTTGACTAGTTAAAACGGGCAAATTTGGCATGTGACTCATGACACTACTTCTGAATGCGCTAAATTCAGACGTCTGATAAGCCGAGGGACCAACCTCGAACGCGGGCCTAAAGCCTTCCCCATCTTTGCAAAGAAAATAACGTTCTGCAAAGGCACGTTCTATGGTGTCCACACTGTTGTTGTAAACTCCCAGGTTGTGTTCTGGGCCAAGTCCCGTGAGTACAGTGAACTCACGAGTCTTGCAGGACAGCCCGTTCCGGCGTACGCACAACGATCCCTTACACTCTCGTTTGACCCTCTCCCTCAAGGCATTATTCAAGCGCGTTTGGCATCCGTACACCTTCACCGGGCGTCCTCAACAAATAGCCGCAGGCACAGACCCGGTAGCTGGCACCTCCTCCAGAAACCGAATCCACGCCGGCAATCGCTTTCGCGATGCTGCGACATCGTCAAGGACGCTTTCGGTAAACACTGCATTCATCACAAACCCCTGATGCAACACAGTGTCCACGTCTCGCACACCATGCTTGCGGCACAGCTCGAGGTACTTGCGTTGAACTAACAACACATTGGCCTCGCTGTTGGCAAGCGCACCCAACTTGGTGCGGATGTGCAGAGCACAAGCTGCTGCGAACTTAGGCACGATCTTGGCTTTGCCACCAACACTGGCGGCAAGTGGGTCCACACCCATGCGCAGGAAATACGCATCCCACTCCCTCATCGTACGCTTCACTCCCTTGTTCGCAAGACGAATACCACCCATGTCCGCAAGGTCGTATCCAGTCTCCCTCAAGACGGTGTCGATAGCATTACCAACACACGTCTCCCGACTCTCATAACCGAGATGCTCTCTCATCTCGGCCCGCACACACGCTCGGACGCGCTCATCTGTGCGGTAGCACTGCAAGTCTGCGAAGTCAGCCTGACTCCCGCAAACCGCGTACTTCTCGAACTTGTCGAGGATCCAACGCTTAAACTGGGCCCAGCCGGACTTGCTGGGTAATCGTTCTTGGATGTCGATTGTTGCGTTGATTGTGGCCATGGTAAACTGATTGTGAAGAAATCGGTGTTTTGCCCTGCCACGGGTGCCTGAGTACAAGACGGCTCTTGATGGTCTCAACGGGTAACCACTCCCTGTGGGATAATTACAGAATCCCACTATCTGGTGCGAGCGACAGATGCTAACCTGCCCGACGCTCGTGTCTCGCACGGTTGCTGCACATCACGAAGAGTGCAGCTTGGGGTCCCCTTGCAACTACGCACAAGCCACAGGCCCCCTAGCTTTTATATCCTCTATCGGTCCAG